ATACACCCTCGTCATAGCAGTTATTATATTCGTACCGTTAGGGGCGATAATAAAGATCCTCTTACTAACTTCATGAAGGACAGTGGCATACCAAGTGAGCCAGACTTTATGAAGCCAGATACACAAACTGTGTTTAGCTTTCCGATGAAGTCACCAAAGAAGTCTGTAGTGAGAAACGACATGACAGCTATTCAACAGCTAGAGATGTGGCTTCTCTACCAGAGACATTGGTGTGAGCATAAACCTTCTGTTACAATATCAGTGCGTGATGATGAGTGGATGGAAGTGGGTGCGTTTGTATTTAAACACTTTGACGAGATGTCAGGTGTTTCTTTCTTACCACACTCAGACCATACTTATCAACAAGCACCCTATCAAGATTGTACAAAAGATGTATACGATGATTTTAGCAGTAAGTTCAGTCATATTGATTGGAATAAGTTTACAGACTATGAGAAAGAGGACAACACTAATTCCTCACAGACGTTTGCCTGTTCTGGTGACAGTTGTGAGATAGTAGATATAGGAGCTTAGTATGAAGTATTTATCCAGAAAAGAACGTGGTCTAGGCAAACATGATGCACCGTTAAAGATACAGTGGATGAAAGGCTATGATGCGTTTGCATATGGAAAGATTCGTAACCCTTATGGCTCTGATACAATGTTATACAGAGAATGGGAACGTGGGTTCAACACAGCCTACTA